AGATAGGGAGTTAAGATCAATGTCAGATTGTTTAGCGGCATAGGCAAGACTAGAGAAGGCTTCTGCTGCGATACCGGACTTTGCAGTAGCCTTTGCGATCTCGTCTCCGTACTGAATTGCGGCAGACGCAGTTCTAGTTAGAAATTGACCAACGGCTGCCACACCTATTCCAGCAAATGCCCTTTTAAGCAAAGAGGCTTGGTCTCCAATACCTTTTAGTCCACGCATCGCAGAATTGATTGCGTTCTGCGTCTTGTCGACTGCGGTAATGGTTACTTGTGCTTGCGCCATGCTCGCTCCTGGTCATCTGCCTCTAACTTACACGCGGCAAGTAGATGGTAGAAGTCGCTTTCGGTCATTTCAAAAATCTGATCTGGGAGGACGTTCAACCGTAACGATAAAGCGTAAATCGCCCTAAGTTGCCCGTCCTCGATCAGTTTTTTTCGGCATCCTCAACACTTGGAACTGGAGAGTTCATAGCCGAAACGATCTGAGTAATAACCTCTGGATCGTATTCGTTCATCAACTCCATGCGTTCGGCTTTACTAAAAAGCCTCTTACCTTCTTTATCTCTTGCTCTAACTATAAGCGTGATCGCCATAGCCTCTAGGTCGAGGATAGTTTCATCGCCCTTTTGCTTAGCAAGCATAAAGATTTCACGACGCTCGGAAAGCGTCATGTCGGGCCAGAAATACACGGTGGTATTCCAAGCCGGTACAGGTATCGCAACTAACGTCTCGGGCTTGCGCCGTTCAGCGAATTGCGATTTCGCCTGTTCTTTCCAGTTCATAAAAACCCTCTATTAAGAAGTTGCCGCCGTGAGTGCGCCGTTACCAATAAAGTTGAAAGTGATTTCCGTGATCGCGCCACGCTGCACGTTACGGGTGATCTCGGTAACTAGAGCGTTGCCGCTATAACGGGTATCACCCGAGTCTATACCCTCTGGGGCGAGTACGAGCGATACGTTTGCACCCGGAGCCAAAGCGACTTGTCCGCTCGTATCCGTTTCGTCCCAGAAAGCCGTTACCGAGCCATTCCATGAAGTAATGGCGGTAACGTTATACGTCTTAGCCGTATCCGCGAGGGTCGTATCCTCGGCGTACTCAGCCGTCAGAGTGAAAGAAAACCCCGTCACCTCGGCAACGGTGGTTGACCCAACTCGAACAAGTCCCTCAGAACCATGATGATTTGCCATTGTAGTCTCCTTATGCTGCCGTGCCGGTGGTCAATACACCGTTGCCAATAAAGTTAAAAGTGATCTCAGTAATAGCACCGCGCTGCACGTTGCGCGTTATTTCCGTAACCAAAGCGTTTCCATAATAGTAAGTGTCTGGATTCACTACGCCCTCGGGGTACAACTTCAAATCCACGTTTGCACCCGTAACAAAGGCGAGTTGCCCGTTCGTATCAGCCTCATCCCAAAAAGCCGTAACAGAGCCGTTCCACGATGTGATTGCAGTTACGTTATACGTCTTTGCTGTATCGGCGAGCGTTGTATCTTCGGCGTATTCAGCCGTAGCGGTAAATGAGAAGCCGGTTACCTCGCCGACGTTATTTGCGCCGATGCGAACAATTCCTTCAGAGCCATGATGATTAGCCATATTTAATACCTCAACTGATAATAGTTCCTGCGTCTGTCTCCGCAGTCCGGTAAGACACGCGGAACTGCATCCTCGCAGACCCTATCGGTGCATCGCCGTTAAAGTCTAGCGTTATTTGTGTATCCGTTAAGATACAATCCTTTGCCTTGCCATTAAGCGTGTGATTCGCGCCAATAGCGTTCTCGACCGACTCGCATAAACGATCAAGCCGGTCGTTTAGATAGTCCGAATCCCTAGCCACGACCTCTACGGTCAAGATCAAGTCGCGATCAAATTTTCGTGGATACGTTAGGGTTGTGGTTGTAACGGAATCTGTATTCGTATAAATCAAAGCCATCGAAACCGTATCGGGTGGTATCGGATAAACACGCGAAGCCGAAATCGTATTTGCTACGGCAGCGGTCGTAAGTATAGAAACGACCTCATCTCTAATTTGCGTTCGTGCGTGTGCCATTAGATGTTTCCAGTTTCCTGTATCAGATATGCACCGGCTTCGGTGAGCAAGTTTGCACCGTTCTCTAGCAAGATGTTATTAACTACCGCTTCTTCGTACTTGGTTAAGAATTCAAGTTGTAAAACTGTTACGCCAGTTCCGTCTGCTTTGAAATTTCTTACTTTGTATTCTTCGCAATCTATTAAAAGAAGATCGCCGTATTCCGGTCTGCACGGTAATGCAGCGGTCGGGATCGTGAACATAGGCGTTGCACTTGCGAACTCTACTTCGGCTACATCTACGCCTTGATAGGGTTCGTCGAAAATGCCTGTGATCTTGTACCGCGACTTCCTATTTTTATAAATCGCTTCCGAGCCGAATTGTGTATCCCCGAGATCGACAATGCTTTTTAGCCACTTGTCCATTAGGGAGCGTCCAGTTCGGTAGATTCTTGTAGAACGAGAGTCGTCACGCCTGTGCCGTCAGATTTGAAATTCCTAACGGTATAGGCTTGGCACTCTATGATGACCTTATCGCCCTCTACAGGCTCTATCGGTAGAGCCTTGGTCGGAAGCATGATAACCGGCTGCGTACTAGCGAATTCTGCCTCCGCAACCTGCACCCCTTGGTAGGAATCGTCGAAAATGCCTTTCAAGTTATACGAGGTTCTCTTGCGCTTATAAGCGAACGAGATAGCAGCATCGCTAAACAAGGTCGCCATATCCCAACCCGAGGCAATTTTCTGTTGCGCGAACATTGATCGGCGGTCGAAATCAGTTTCAAACGCCATACGTCACGCTCCACATTTCGCTAGTCGAGGTTGGCCCGAGCCGTCTAACCTTGCCGCTAAAGGTCGCCGTGAAAAGCCGATCCCACTCTTGATAAGGCCGCGCAGAGGGATGGAGGTTTACCCCGTCCCAATAGGTCGGGTAATCCGCAGCCGCGATAATGACGACCCCCCGGCAGACCCGCTCTAATTCCTTTAGGGCAGGGATGATGTCCGGTTCTAGGATATGCTCGATAACGTCGATACAGGTCACTACGTCGAATGACTTATCCCTAAAAGGCAAGTCAGTAATGACCGCTTGGTGGATATTACCGCCGCATAACTCGGGGACTGCCTCGGTTCCTGTAACTGACGTAAAGCCTGTATTAGCCGCCGCTCGAAGCAACTCCCCCCTGCCACAGGATACGTCTAGCAAATCCCCTGTATAGCCCTTTAATGCAGCAATAACAGGGAATAGCCTATCGTCGCTCATCGCATAGTGCGAATAGCGGCTATAGACGTTCCTGTATTTCTCAATCTCCTTTGCGCGGTCGTCCACGCTTTTTCTCCGGTTCTTGGAATACGTCATCTAGGAAAGAGGGCTTGGCGTAGGGAGCCGCCATGCCTCGGCTAATCATCCATCTGCCGAACGTATCGTCTACCTCTACCACTCGACCTCGCTCTAGGGTTTGCCCGTTATAGAGACGGGAGCGGAGCATTTCGACTTTCATAGTGGAGCAAATACCTTTGTAAGACAGCCAGAGGCGACTTTAACCTTTTGAGGCTCTTTCATGTAGTCCCGAACCTTAACCCACGCTTGGATGTTAGAAATGCCATCCTCGACGCGCAGATCGCCTAATTTGCTATGCCAGTACCGACGAGTGGTCATGTAGTTATCGCATCCTGCGACATAGATTTCATCGAATCCGAGAAACCCTGCAATCCAGACCGCCGTACCGCCAGAGAATCCGAAGTCTGGAACTATCCCAGACCAAATATCACACGCATCTTTATGGTGCGAAATAACCGGAGCGTGACCCTTTAGTAAGGGCCAAAGTTCTTTATCTTGATAAACAATGTAATCGAGAGAGAGCAGGAGAGCGTGCTGATTGACTCCAATCCACACGCCCCCCTGCAATAGCAAAGGCCGCACCGCCTTGATGTCCTCCACCAAGGCAGGGCCGCCACCGAGGACAACACAACGCTGCCCCCGATGGCTTCCTTCTAGTGCGGCTAGATCGATCATCTAGATCCCTTCGACCTGTTACATCTTATGCACAATAATTGCACATTTTCCAATTCATTTGAACCGCCTTTTGCCAGCGGAACAATATGGTCAATTTCTCCTAAACCTTCATGGATATAACATTCGCAAATCGCACAGTTTTGTTTTTGTTTAATAGACAAAAAGTTTTTTACACCTTTTGGCAATCTGCCACCAGCGCCTTTTTCTCTAGCCCTGCGATTTATTCCGTGATGTCTACTTCTTGAAATAATGTGTATAGGTCTAACAGGTAAATTTGGCCCTTTTACCTTACAGCCGCAAGAAACAGTAATTAAATTAAATAGCGAAGATGCTCTAATTTCTTTTTCATTTCCGCAATCGCATTTACAAAGCCAATTTCTTCCAGATGTACCAATAGAATTTGTTTTTTTAATTGCTGTTAAAAACCCAAATTTTTTTCCAGTTAACTCTAAAGATATTTTTTTTAATCTATAGCATCCACAACTTATTGTATTGCCTGTTTTTAAGTTATCGCCAACAACAACAGTTGTATTACCGCAGTCGCATAAACATTGCCAAGCGACTTGCCCATATCGTCTTCCGGCTTCTTTAGTTACGGTCAGCATCCCATAACGATGCCCTAATCTGTCTACTTTTTTCATGCAACCTCTCTAGTTGCTTCTCATTAAAATTCACGGCAGGACGGTGAGAAACCGTCTTTTCGGTAGCGAACCTAGCCGTGATTTTTTAGTTTAACTTAATGCAATATATCAAGTCGTGATAATTTCATTGCATTCCGAAAAACTTTCGGGGTGGCGCACGGCAAAGTCACAGTCGTGGAAAGCCACGATGCGAACCGTACCGGCATTGCTGCCCGAATACTGATCGACGAGGAGGTCGATACCCGACCACTGGCCGATCAACAGGTCGCTCCACACGCCGAAGATCATCGCAGACAGATTCGATCCAGTGCCTTTCGAAAGGTTGGACGGCATCTGCTGAGAGACGTAGATCGGATAGCCGTAGAGGTTCGCCATGTCCGGGCCGAGGATGAAGTTACCCTCAACACCGCTCGACTGACGAGCCGTGGTCGAGAGTTTAGCCTTCACCTGTCCGTTCGTGAGGAACGCAGCGGAACCCGTCAGAGCGTTATCGATCTCAACCTCGCGAACAAGATTGACAACCATCGCCCAAGTCGGCGCACCACCGTTCGTTCCGAGCGTCACCGAGCCGATGCCCGAGGTGTTCAACACGCCGGTCGGCTTGTTGCTGCCCGAACCCGCAACCGCCGCGCCGTCCATCGCAACCGCGATAGAGGTGGCGAGGTCGTTACGGACGAGGTTCTCGATGTCGAGCGACGACTGAAGCATAAGGCGACGAGAAATGTCGACATACGCGCCGAGCGTCTTCGGAGACATCGTGACTTGATCGAACGCCGGAGCGTTGCTGCTCTCCGTCGGGGCGACGTTCTCGGCTACCCAGTAGGCAGACGAGGCAGAGGTCTTGCGCGGGATCGCAACGTTACCGTTGAGACCCGTCAAGAACTGCGCGCCGAGGGTGTTTAACACCATCTTGTTACGCAGCACATCGATGAACGAGGCCGACAAAAGATCGGTCGCCACCAGGTTGCCAGCCTTCGCCGTGCCAGAGGCCGTCGAGGTCGTCAGATCGCGCTTACCGTAGAGAACGTCGACCGGAATCAAGAGACCGCGCGAGGTGCGGCCTTCCTTCTTCGCAGCAGCCTCGGAAACCTCAAACTCGAACGCCGCTTCTTCCTGTGCGCGACGATCTTGCGGGTTTGAGAGAGCCTTGATCGCACGAACAAAAGAGAACTGACGCACTTCCTTGTCCGAGAGGCCGACTTCGTGATCGACGTTCAGCGGCTTAGAGGCCACCTTGTCGAGAAGCGCACCACGGAACTGCTCGATGCTCGCGCCGTCGCGAATCGCCGCCTCGCCAAATTCGCGCTGATTGTGGCGCGAGGCAAGGTCCATAATGGCAGAAACGCGACTACGCTCTGCCTTTGCTGCGTCCTCGCGGACGCTGTTCATATCTTCAGCCATGTGATTCTCCTTAACAGAAATAA